ACTCGTCGGATTGGTGCCGATGCTGGATTGTAGCCCTGCGGTGAAATCGGCCGGGATCGTGAAGTCCGCGCCAGCAACATGCAAAGCAAGCACTTCGCCGTCCGTGGGCGTGGTCGTGAAGAAGAACGACCAGATGTACTGTTGCGATGGAGAGTAGCTGTCCCAGTAATCCCCAAACGCATTTATTTCGGTGACGAAGTCTACAAGCGCGGCCACCCACGCCTCCGCCTTTGCCGTAAACGTCGCCGGTGTTTCCGAACGCAGCGGCGGATCGGGAAGCGGAGTGATGTCAGGTGCCGGCATTTACGAGACTCCCAATCCTGCGATAAGTCCGCCCACGGTCCAGAACGTCAGGTCACGCCAGGAACCGAGCGCATGCGCGAAGTGCGGCACGGTGATCTTTTCTTCCTCGGTGATCTCGCGCACGAACCCGCAGGCGAATCCTGCCCATCCGAACGATACAGGGGCAGGCCAGAGCGCGGCCGGCAGGAGCGCGACGAGGGCGGCAAAGACGTGCGCGAACTGGTCGATGAGTTCCTTGCGCATCAGTGGCCAAAGCCCCAAAGGAGCGGCCTGACAGAATCAGTCCAGTCGCCGCCACCGTAACGCTGGAGGTAGACCGTCGCCGACGACAATCCCGGCGTCCCGACAAGCTGAAAGGCGTGGTCGGCACTGTTCCCGGCCGAGCCTATGTTCGTACCCACGTCTGCAAAGAGACATGCGGTGCCGAACATCACCGGCCATGTGATCGTCTGCGTGCCCTCAGTCGTGGTCAGCGCCCCCCCCGTCGCGAATTGCAGATAGTAGGTCGTTCCGCCAATCGGGATGCCGATCGCGTAGCCGTTGGCATTGCTCGTGAAGGTGAGGCCGGATTGTGCGCCCAGCGTTGCGAGAGCGGCAGCTTCGTCTGCATCGTCAAGCACGGTAGCCATGAAGGCCGAAATGCCGTGGATGCCGCTCGTGCTGCTTGAGTGAGACGACACCGCTGCCGAGGCGGTCCCTGCTGCATCGAAAGCGCTGGTATTTGAGGTCGCTGCGCTTCCCAACTCGAGCGTCGTGCGCGCGGCCGATGCATCGGCATCATCGATCAGCGAGCGGCCGAAGGAGGTGAGTGTCGCCAATGCGGCGGCGCTTGCGGTGCTGAAATAGGGCAGCTTGTCCGCAGCGGGCGTCAGGCCACTGTCAGCGATCGTCTTGAGCGCCGCGTCGGCGTATGCCGGTGCCACCGCGATCAGCGCTGCCGTGGCTTCGAGCTGCGCCGTCAACGTCTGCATTTCGGAAACGAACGTCCCGAACCAGGCCACGAAATCATCGGCGCGCTCGATAAACAGATCGGGATCGTCGCTGCGTGAAGGCGCCGTGGGCGGCGACGTGAGATCCTGCAACGGCATCAGGTCAAACCTTCCAATTCCATATTGAGATAGGCCTCGTTGGGATCGGCAAAGTCGATCTCCCAGTCGCGGTAGAAGCCGTAGATCCACGTCGAGGTGATGGATTCGACACCGACGAAAACGACCGCGGTTGCCCGGTAAAGGGCGAGCAGCGCCGCGATAGCGTCGGCCTTGTCTTCCTCGATCACGATCTTGTAGGTCGCCCGCTTCGCGAAGTTGCGCTCGACAATCGTGAAGTCGCCGAACTCGTTGGTTTCCTTGCGGCTGTAGTCGGTGATTCCGATCTTCGAGGGATGGATTAGCACGCCAATGTCGCGGCTCTGGCCAATGACCAGCGATCCAACTTTCGCTGTGTCGCCGGGATCGGAAACGATCACCTGGATCTCGGGATCGGCATTGAGCGGCAGGTCATAAACAGTCAGGTCGCCTTTGCGCACCACCGGTTCGAAGAAATACTCGTACCAGTTGTTGACGCCGCTGTTCGACACGAGATTGAACGTCTCGTTATAGAGTTCGCCATCCTCGACGGTGCGCATGATGATCTGCACCGTGGCCGCAACCATGTTCAGCACTGAAACGCTGTCAGCACGGCCGTCGACCTGCGTCGTCACGTCGATCGTGTCGCCGTTCTGCGTCTGCGACGAGTTCGACTGGTCGAACATCTTGTACCGGTTGGTTGGGCCCAGATCGAGCCACCAGGCCGCGTCCGACAACGAGTGGCCCGTATTGGAAGCCTGCAGCGACTGGTAGGCATGATGCGTCGTACTGGAGATGACGATGTAGTTGACGCCGTAGGTCGAGCCGACATTCCACTCGGCATAGGTTTCGCCGAGGTAGAGCCACCAGATGGTGTCCGTCAGGGCATTCCCGGAGTTGCTGTCCTGCAAGCTCTCGTAGACCTTATAGGTGTACCCATCACCCTGCAGGTCGGACGCGGTATCACCATCATCGTATGACGCGCCGCCCGAGTAGGCCGCAGGCGGCGCCTCCGGCACGTTCGATGCGGTCAGCGTCAGATCGAGGTTGTCGATTGTCGCTGGGCGAATGATGCGCATCAGGAAACGACCTCCACCTGGACCGGCTCGTTACTGTCGGTGCGGATCAGCCAGCCCTCGCCTTCGACACGGCGCAGGGTCCGCTCGACGAACGCGCCCTGGTTCACGAGCCGATCGACGTAGGCGGTCAGCTCATCCTGCATACTGGTGAGGATATCGGCGGTGTTGTTGATCGCATCGATCTGCATCTGGCCGTAGTCGACCTGCGTCTCGGCCGCGAAGATGCCGGCATCGGTCGCGGCGAGGACTTCGCCGAGCGCGCGCCTATAATCGAGATCGGACCCTGCATTGCCCTTGGCCGCCTCGAGATAGGCGCCCGCGTCGCCGCGCAGATTGGCCAGCGCCTCGGCATTGCCGGCCTTGGCCAGCGCGGCCGTGTCGCGAAACTTGGCGGTGAGGTAGGCGAAGCTGTTGGCGATGCCGTCGCCGCCGAGCAGCTCCTGCTTGAAGGCGCGCAGGTCGTCGGCCAGCGGGCCGAACTTGTCGATGATCGCCTGCGCGTCCTCGAGCTGATAGACCATCTCCTGCAAGGGCCGCAGCGATTCCTTCATCGCAGCCAGTTCCTGCAGTCGCGCGAGCGAAACCGCTTCTTCCGAACGGCCAAGCATCTGGAGGATCTGGACTTCCAGCGAGTTACGATCGGCAAGGTCGTCGATGGCCTTCTGCGCCTGGTCATCGATGATCTCCTGCCGCTTGCGGGCGAGCAGTTCCTCGAGGTCGGCATATTCCTGCGCCGACGCGCCGGCCTCGTCGAAGATCTTGCGGAGCCGGTCAAACTCGGTCTGCAGTTCGTCGAGCGCATAGCCGAGCGGATCGCGCAGGCTTTCCAGTTGCTTGAAGACGTTCTCAAAGCTGAGCGCCTTCTCGAGATTCTTCTGCAGGTCGTCGGAAGACTTGAGCAGGTTCTGCGTGCTCGCTCGGATGCCATCGATCGCGCCGCGCTTGATGGCCTCCTGGATGGCATAGGCAATCGCAGCCTCAGCGTCCTGATCAAAGTCGACAGCACCGTTCTTCTTCTTGAGCGAGGTGCCGCCCGTATTCACGCGATAGTCGCCATGGCGCACCCCGACAGAAATCGAACCGAAGTCCCCGACGGTACCGCCGAACGCATCCGCAATATCGGTGAGCGAACCGAAAATGCTGTTGCCCGCAGCAAGCGCGGCACGCTCAGAGGAGTCGCTGTTGCCCTGCGTCGCCGAGACACCCTGCGATGACAGGTCCACGCGGCCCCACTTCACCGACTTGAACAGCCCGCCAATGACGCTGCCAAGGATGCCCCCGGCGATCGAGCCGAGCGGCCCTAGTGCCTTGCCCAGCGTGCCCCCAACCACCTTACCCAGCGCCTTCCCGGCTTCCTTGCCCAGCACACCACCGATGGCCGAGCCAACCTTCTCGCTCGACGACTGTTTGCCGAAGACGGCGCTGCCGGCGATCATGCCAGTGCCGGCGCTCTGCAGGATGCCCGAGAACGTCTTCGCGAAGTCACCGTTGGCCTTGAAGATCTTGCTGACCTCGTCGCCGATGGTGATGGCCACTTCCCGATTGAGCCGGTCGTCATAACGCGTCTGCCCCGTGCCCATGTTGAGCAGCTCGCCGATCGGACCGCCGATCGCGGAAGTCTGTCCGTTAAAGACGCCGAGCAAGGCCCCGATCCCTTGCCCCATGGAACCAAGATTCCCGAGCATGCCGATCAGGTTGCCAATGCTGTCCGCATATGCATCGGCTGCGCGCTTGGCGTCCATGGCAGCCCGCTCATTCTCTTCCCACGCGAACCTGCCATCATTGGCCAGCGCGTCGGTGAATTCCTTCCAGTCTGCCGCCTGGTTGGCTTCGAGCTGCTTCTCCACGGAACTGAGCAGGCCGGTCTGCCACTCGGCAAGGAAGTCCCAGACCTCCTTTTCCTTGTCCGCAGTATCCTTGGCTGCCTTCGTCGCCGCATCCTTGCGCTTGTCGATCAGCTCCTTTGCCTGCGCGAGCAGGCGCGCATTGCGGTTGGCGATCACACGGTCCTCGAAGCGACCGAATGCAGCCATCGCCTCGGATCGGGCCGCATTGTAGGACGACTGGAAGCGAGCGCCCAGCTCCTGCCCGGCGGCGCTGTACTGAAGTTTCAGCCCGCCAAGGTCGATCTTGTTGAGGTGGCCGAAGTCGGTCCCGAAAACGTCGTTGGCCTTGTCCGCCATGGCATTGAGAGCGATGATGCCGGCATTGACCAGGAACTGCAGCCGCTCGATCGAGACGTTGACGGCATAGCGCATCGCATCGCCGACCAGCGCAGGCAGGTTTTCCCAGATATAGCCGATGTTGTCATAGGTTGCCTTGAACGCGCCGTAGACAGAAGCCGTGGCGTTCTTGAACTGGTCATAGAGCCACTTCGCGGCATCGCTGACCCAGCCCTTAAGCGTGCTGAACACATCCTCGAGCCCCAAGGCTTCCTTGATCGTGTCCCATGCCGCCTTCGCGGTATCTCCCAGCGTGACATGCGTGTCGGTGAGCTTCTTGGCCTCCTCATCGGTCAACCCGAGGGTCTTGATGTAGTCCTCGACCGGCGCCTTGTTCTCGAGGATGTCGGTGAATCCCTTGAACGCCACCGACGCCACGCCGATTCCCGCGCCAACGGCAAGCAGGATCGGATGCGCGGCAGCAAACCCTAGCACCATGCTGCCGATCTGCCGGACCAGCCCGCCAACACCGATGCCGGCCTGCGCCATAACGCCTGCGATCTGGGAGCCCTGCTGCAGGAAGACGGTCAGAGGTTTTTGCCCGCCCTGCAAGCCAATGGCCATATCCTGGAACTGGAAGGCGAGGTTCTGGACATGGTGACTGGCAAGACGGGACGTACCGCCGAAACGCGACAGGTTGTCGTTCGCGGATCGCAGGCCGCTGCCCATATTGCCGAGATTGTCGTTGGCGTGCTTGGCATCGTCAGCGATCTGCTTGGAGGCGGCCTTGACCGCACGCTTCGCCTTGTCGAGATCGGCCTGCAACCGGGCGATTTCGGCATAGATTTCGATACCGAGACGGCCTGCGGGGACACCTCCTGCCATTCTCGCCTCCTTCGATCGCCTGGATTAATCGGGCCGGCGGGAACCGACCTTGCGCATGCCACTGAAGACCGCGCGAACCTGACTGTTCACACGGTCGCGGTTGCTCACGATGTCGGCGTGAGCGCCGGCCCACGGCGCCGGGCAATCGGGAGCCCGGGCATCATGGTACTGGTTGATGTAGACCTTGGAGAGGCGGCGGATCTCCCGCGCCTCCCAGGGCTGCAGTGCGATGCCGGTCAGTTCCTGCCACGCGGTCATGTCCCGCCACCCGATAGCATCGTCGCCCATGATGGGCCCGATATCGATCAGCCAGTCGGTGATGTGCGGGGCGGGATTGTCCGGCAGGTGGATCGGCGCGCCCTGCTTGAACAGGGTTTCTCGCCGCGTCGGGTTTAGCCGGGCGTCCTTCTTGTCGCCCTTGCGCTTGTCCGGCGCGGTGTTGAGCCACGCCAGCTGCTGGACGAAGAGCGTCAGTTGCTCTCCGACTGATCCAAAAAAGCGCCCCAATCCTTGCTGTTGGCTTCCATCTGGTCGCGGATGTAGCCGAGCTGCGGATTCTCGTAGATCGCACGGACAAGGGCCTTTGCGCCGGTCTGTCCTTCCGGCAGCGGCATCGCGACGTTCACGAATTCCTCAGTGACGGCGACGAGAAACTCGATCGTGTCCTGCAGGTCGTCCGCGACCGCTTCGATCCGGCCACCATGTTCGCGGACACGGCGCATGCTCTTGCGGCGCTGGCTGGCGTGCGCCACCTCCCAGGTCTTCGACGCAGGCGTATGCATGCGGGCAAAGGCGGGCTTGCCGTCGCCGTCCAGCATGGGCGAGCCATCGGCGTTTTTGATCGCGACCATGCCGATCGTCGGCATCAGCTTCTGCGAGAGATCGATTGCCATGATATTATCCTTTCACGGAAGGGCGTCCGACCCGCCTCCGTGACGGCGGGCCGGACATGAAAAAGCCCGCGCGGGGCGGGCCAAGATTCACGGATCTGATCAGGATCAGGCCGCGGCGACCTCGACGAAGTCATTGCCGGAATCGTCGGCCGTGATCTCGATCGAGATTGTGCCGGCAGTGATCGAGTCGACGTTGCCGGCGTTGATCGGGAAGCTCATCACGAGGCCCTGGAAATAGATGACAGTGCCATCCTGCAAGGTCAGCTCGAACGAGTAGTTCGCATCGCTATCCCGGGCGGCAAGAGCCAGCACCTGGCCTGCATCATCGCGGTCGATCGCGAGCTGAAGCGTAACCGAGCCGGAATTGTATGAGCCCTTCTTCTTCACCGTCGCGCGGGTCGCCAGCGGATTGTGCGTCACAAGATTGTAGACACGGCCAAGGTCGCCATCGATGCTCGTGACTTCGCCGATACCAGTAAAAGTCAGCGCCTCGAAGCCCGCCTGGTTGAAGGTCGCGGGCGCGCCGGCCGAAATGCCGAGAGTGGTCCCGGCCGAAGTAATCGCATTCATCTAACTGCTCCATGCACGAAAAAGCCCGCGCGAAGCGGGCGGGACTTTGCCGGGATTGGCAAACTACTGGGCGATCAGCCTACTCTGCGGGCTCGGCTGCGGGCGCACGCTTGACCAGGCCAACCGCTTCAAAATCGTCGAACTGGGCCGCGGGCAAAGACAGGACCGCGTCTTTCTTTACGGCCCTCGGCTCCTTCTTGCCCCTGATCGCAATCTTAAACCTTCGAAGAGCGACTGCCCTAACCAGCGCTCCCTTCTTCTTCGCGGTCATTCTAGCGCTCCTCGCTGTAGGTGACGCGGAAGTCCTCGCTGCCGAGGTAGATGCTGGCTTCCTCGTTCATGAAGTCCGGGCCGCCGCTGTCGTGGTGGACCGTCACATTGATAAGCCCGGTGACATCGGGAAAGGTGGCATGCGCCGCCTTGATAAGGGCCTTCTGGATCGTGGTCTGGCTGTCATAGTCTACCGCATGGACAGTGCCCTGCACTCGCTCGCGGACGAAAGTCGTCGCTCCCTTCACGAGCGTGCTGCGCGTCGTGGTCGACACACGCCGAAAGGTAATCGCCGGCAAGCTCGTACCCTGCGGCAACGGGCCAGCCATGATCTTCGCAGCAGGGACGAGCGCAGTCAGGGCCGCGTCCGCGATCGCGACTGCCACGAGCGCCGCGCAGCCGTCCATCAGTCCGCCTCGTCAACCGGCACTGCAAAGCCAGTCTTTCCTTCAAGGTAATCGCGAATTTTCGAGGCAAAGGCCTTGATCGCTTCATCTGCTTTTATGTCTAGTGCTGGGCGCATGAACGGGTGGGCAGCGTGCCCGGGATGGAAGACGGCACCGCCGATAAACGCGTCTCGGATCTTCAGCGTATCTGCGCTGGTGCGCTGTCCACGCGGACCATTCATATAGTCGTATCCACCAACGCGGATCAGACCATTATCCATTTTCTTCAGTACGCCGCTCTTTTTCGCACGCTTGTTCAGCGATCGGGTGGTTACTGAGGCGTCGCCAGCGCTGATGAGATGCGGTGCCACACCGTATTCCTGGAATACGCCAATGAACGCATGCGGTGATTTGGGATCAAGACGAACCGTGATCGAGAATGACCCGTCCTGATTCTGTCTCGGCGAACCAGATTTTATGGCCCTAGCCATTTTGCCGGAAGATCGCGATGCGAGCATGCGAGCCTCATCACGAACAACAGCAGCAGCTGCCGTGAGCCCGGCACGATAGGCACCCTTCTGCATGTTCGCCGGCAACGCAGAGAGGAACGCGTCGAGTTCCTTCAGCCCATTGACCGGAAAATCGCGGCTCACTGGTCACCTTCCTGCGTTGTGTCGATCTCGATCGAGCAACCGATGATCCAGGCTGCCAAGAGCATCACTTTTGTGCCCAGCCAGATCCGGAACCGGACCTGCCTTGCGCCGGTCACGACTGCTTTGATGCTGATCTGCTTCATCAGCTTGGGCATCGAGATCTCAGCTTTCACGGTGCTGTCCCTTCGGTTGAATACTCTTCCGCCATCAGTTCCAGACCTTCCCGACGGCCGATTTCAACGGGCCCAGAAATGATCCGCAGCGTCCGGCTGCCGTAGATGATGCGCATGTCGGAGGTGATGTCCTCACGGAACCGGCAGCGAATACGGCACGGCCGGCGCTGTATGGCCATGTTGTCATCGATGCTCTCCGCGCGACTGGGCAGCGTGTCCTGCACCTGCGCCCACATCGTCGCGAAGTTCACCCAGTTCACGGTCTTGCGATTGTGCGCGCCGCCCTGCGTTTCGCTGCGGGACTGGAATGTGATCCGGCGATCCAGATCCCCAGCTGACAAACGCATCAGATCACCACTCCACGGAAACGAGAGCAGAGCTGACGGACACCGAATGGCACCTCTGCCTCGGTCCCCCGATCGGTCACCGCCTCGCGGAACATGTAGAGGTGACCGAGGAACATCCTTGCTGCCTGCAGCAGGCTGGACGGCGCTGCGTCATCCGCATACCCGGCCGTGAATGTGATCTGCACGCCGCCGCCCACGTTCGATGGCCATGAGCCGCCGATTGCTGGCAGCACCTCGTTATGCAGGCCGAGACGATAGTCGGAAAGCGTGCCGTTCACCGTCGCACCATCACCATCGAGCCATTCGATCGCCGTGATGGCCGAGACCGGCCCGACACCCAACTTGATGGACTGGCCGACGCACGGAAAGCGCTCTGCCTTCCAGATCAGGCCGGCCGTCTCCTTCAGGCGAAGCGAGCAATACTGCTCGACGAATTCCAGAGCCGCATCACGCAAGATTGCGATCAAGTCGTCATCATCAGTGATGTCGACCTTCAGCTGCTCCTTGCACGTGGCCAGCGGAAGCAATGCTTCGCCGTACTCGCTGGCATAGGGCGCGTGCAGCAGCTCGAAGATCATGGAAACCTCGTCAGTAGATCCCGGCGCGGCACGTGTCCGCGCCGGGCCTGCTGTTCATGGCTGCCGATCAGGCCTGGTCAGCGACCGGAGCAACTTCAGGGTTGCCCTTGATCACCATGGCAGCGATCGGCGTGCCGGCGCCGTGGGTGCCGCTGAAATCGGCAAGCAACTTCAGGTAGCGCTTGCCCCCCTTGTACCCGTAACGGTAGCTGGCAGCTGCCGCATGGGCCGAAGTCAGCGACTTGATGATGCCGCTGGAAATGCCGGTAACACCGATCATGTCGTCATCGGTGACCGCCGTATAGGTCGAATCGTCGTCCGAGTGCGTCAGCACGAACTCGATCTTGTTCGAGCTAGTGAACGTGATGCCGCCGATACCGATGGCAAGGGCAATTTCGGCCGAGCTGTAACCAAGCAGGTCAACTGCACCCGGGGTATTGTCAGCCGCCAACGAGGCGGCGCCGATCAGCGTCGCCAGAGCGACGTTGGAATGAAGATCACGCATCGAAATTCTCCCGCAGGGGATGAGATACACCGGCGAGGCCGGCTACAGCCCCGGCCGAGACCGGGGCTGCCGTTCAGAAGCTCAAACCGTCAGGTCGAGCACTTGAGGAGCTTGATCGCCTCGTAGTTGGTGACCGCACCGCCGACGCGCTTCGTGGTATAGAAGTGCACGTTCGGCTTGTTGGTGAAGGGATCGCGCAGGACGCGAACGCCCAGTCGATCGGCAATCATATAGCCACGCTGGAAGTTGCCGAAAGCGACAGGGAATTCGTTGGCACCCAGCGCCGGCATGTTGTCGTCGGTGTAGACAGGCTTGCCGATGATGCTCGCCGGCATGTCTGCGGTCGGCGGCGCCCAGAGGTAGTTGCCCTGGCCATCCTTGAACTTGCGGATGGTGCCCAGAACAGCGTCGCTCGTGAGGAACCCGGCACCGTTACGGTATCCAGCCTTCAAGCTGTAGTAGAGGTCGAAGAGCGCATCGGCCGGGTTGGAGGCAGCAAAAGCGGCAGCTCCGCCGGTCACGACAAACCCGAGCTTGCCCCAAGCGTAGCTTGCGTTCGCCACGGTGTCATACGACAGGATGCCCTTCGGCTTGTTGATGCCATTGCCCGAAATGAAGGCCGCGCCTTCCGCCTCGGCGAACTCGATCGAGACCTCTTCGGCGAGCCATGCGGCAACATCAAAAAAGCCATCGTCGAGCGAGCGCTGGGTTGCTGCGGGATTGGCGTAGATCTCGCCGCTGTTGACGACAATCTTCGACAGGGTCGGCGTATCGGTCTCGGGGCGAGCATCTTCCTCGCCCACCCAGCCCGAATTCGTGCCACCCTGGCTGACCAGCGCGGCATATTCCTGTGCCGAGACCATCACCACTCGCGCAAGCCCGCGCATGGCCGAGACCGTGCCGAGTACGCGCGAGATGGTGCGATCCATCTCCTCCGGGACCAGGTATCCGCCGTCCGGATCGTTCTGGGTGGTAAGCCCCGCACGAACCTGCAGGTCCGAAAGCGCCGACTCGTTGACGCCGCGGCGGAACCAGGTGTTGAAGGCCTGCGTGTGCTCGCGCGCTTCAGCGCTGGGCGCGTTGCCGCTACCGCCGCCGATCCGCAGGGCGTTGATCGTTTCCTGCTGCGCTTCGACTGCCTGCGTCAGCTCAGTGACCGAGGCGTTGATGCGATCGACATGCTCGTTGGTGACCACATCCTCGCGACCACTTTCGAGGTCAGCCAGGCGACGGTCATTCTGCTCGCGAAAAGCAGCGAAGGTCCGGTTCAGTTCGGCAATCGTGGCGTTGATGTCGGGAGCATCGGCACGGGCGCGAATGATGCCGCGAATACGCTGGGTAGCATCGGCGGCGCCGGCAGCGCCGAGAACGCCACCCAAGCCGATCATCCCGAGATGGTTGAGCGAATGAGCACTGTGCCCGATCACATCGGCAGCCATAGCCGGCGCGCCGAACAGGGCGAAACAGGCGACTGCGAGAGCCGCCACCAAGTGGAACATCTTCATGTGAGATTCCTCTAGATTTGGAGGGTCGCGATAAGGGCGCGAAGTCCCGTTAGATGGTTGCCTGCATCACGCGCGGCGGGCGAAGTGCTTGCATCACGCTGGGCACCTCCAAGTGCAGCGATCATCTGCTGACGATCCCCGCGAGAAAATCCGGCCCGGGCAAGCGCCGCCTCGGTAGTACGGCGCGCCAACAGGTTGCGATCGATGGAATTGGTTGCCGTCTCACCGGCAGGCTCATCAGCCATTGTGCTGTCAGCAAAGCCGCGACGAATGGCATCCTCGGCACCCATGAAGGTCTCGGCATCCATCAGCGAAACGATTTCGCCGCGCTTGATCCCGGTCCTGGCCTCGTAGATATCCGCCAGGGCACCATCGAAGCCTGCGAACACATCGGCCGCATCGCGGAAATCGTTCTGGTTTCCGACTACAACGCCCCAGGCATTGTGGATCATCATGAACGATCCGACGCCCATGTTGATCGTATCTCCGGCCATCGCGATGATGGAAGCGGCACTGGCCGCAAGGCTGATGACATTGACCGTCACTTTCGCCTTGTGTGCTGCGAGCAGGTTGTAGATCGCGATACCCTCGAACATGTCCCCGCCCGGCGAATTGATGTTCACGGTTACGTCGCGTTCCCCGATCGAGCGCAGCGCGGCGGCGATGCGTTTCGAAGTTACGCCTTCACCGGTCCACCAGTCGGTGCCGATCACGTCATAGATGGAGATCGTGGTCGCATCGTCGCTGGTCGCTGCCTGCGGGCCTTCAGCCCAGCGAGCGAATGCGTCGGAGGGCGCGTCCCACTGGAAATTCTGCGGCCGCTGCGGGCAGCGGGCCTGCGGTAGGTTACGGAGTGACATTGCCGTCTCCAGTCTTGCCAGCCGTATTCGGCGGCGGATAGTAGATGTCGCCGCCTTCGCGGGGATTCTCGTCTTCCTTTGCGAGCACGTCATTCGGGCTCATCACGCCCCACTGCAGGCCCTTCACGTAGGCTTCCCACCTCGTCTTCAGGTCACCGCGCACCAGGGCATTGCGGTTGAAGCGCGCGTAGAGTTCCGGATTTTTCACCCAGTCCAGGCAGTCGAGGCCGATGGCCTCTTCCCATGCCGTGAGGCTATCCTCGAGCGTGTAGCTGACGAAGCCCTGTGACTGGGCATCGATGCCCGTCCCCCAGCTGGTCGACTTCTCGGTGTCCCCGATCATGTGCGGCGGTACACCGAAGAACATGGCGATGTCGCCACGCGAGAACTTGCGCGCTTCCAGCCATTGCGCGTCTTCAGCCGAGAGAGCCATCTGCTGGAACTCGAGGCCGTCCTCGAGAACGATGACCTTCCCCTCTCGTGCCCCGCCCGAGCGGAACTGATCCATTTCGCCGCGGAGCTTCTCGGCCTGTTCTTCGCTGAGCGTCCGACCTGCAGGGAGCTTCAAAGCGCCAGTCACGTTGGCACCGTTGCGGAACACAGTGCCGCCGTGCGATTCCATGGCCAGGGCGATGCCGACCGCTTCGCGCATCATGCCAATGACCGAAAGACCCTTGATGCCGTCGAATGACAATCCCATCAGGTGCAGGATCTCGTCCTGCTTGAACGTCACCTTGGCCCCATTCTTCCGGGTCCAGATGTATTCCATCGTCAGATCGTCAAGTTGGCGTGGCTCGACACGATCTGGATGGAGCGGCGTCAGCGAGGTCACCTGACCTTTGATGTTCCGACCCTTGAAGGCATAGGCATTGCCGCGCAGGAGGACATGGGCCTCCATCATTCGCTTGAACTGCGCCGGCTTCTGCCAGACGTTCGGCCGACGATTGACCACCATCCACATGGGATGATCGGTGGCATCGACACGGGTTCGATCATCTACGCGACGCTTGATACCCAGCGGCATGTTCGCCACGGCACCAGCTCGAATTCGCACACATGCAAACACGGCGGCGACGCGCATCGCCGAATCCGCCGTGACGGACTGGCCTGATGCCGAAACATTACCAAGGCGGAGAGCCTCTTCAAGGTCAGCGGGCGAGTTGATGACAAACTCGGTCGCACCGCCCGACATCGCGCGAGGGGCTGGCGATGGAATTCCACCATTGCCGTCGCGCTCGAGACCGAAGATCTGCGCAAGCCAGCCCATCAGATCACCAGGAAGCCGCGTTCACGATAAGGTGAAACGTTCTTGCCTGCCGCCTCCGGGTTGCGCTCCATCAACTTGACGGCGTCGAACAGCGCGCACAGCGGGTCGATCTTCGCCTTCCCTGCCGCTTCCTTGGTGATGTACACCGCGTTACCTCGCTGCTCGGCCTTGGCGTTACCAACGCACCAGGCCATCATGTCCGTGCCGTCGTGGCGCAGCGTTCCGTCGCGCAACTTGCGCTCCGAACTCCACACCGCCGACGAAAGCTTGAATCCCTGCCCGACCGCGACGAGCTGCTCGTCCGTCAGGCCTTGGCCGACCAGCGCATCGATCAGGCCGCCCACCGCGAGCGGATCGAGACCGACCGCGCCCTTCTCAGGCAGCAGGCCACTTGCGTTCACCTGGGCGACAATCGCCGCCACCTCATCAATATCCTGCGTCGCACTGTCGCATAGCGTCAACGTGCCCTGCTTCTCGAAGTCTAGCAGCCGCGGCGCTACGTCCTTGCGCAGGTCCAGCACGTCCCGCATGGCCCATGCCCGACACCAGGCCAGCCAATTGCCGGTTTCCCGCTCGCGGCCGAGCACAGCAAGTCCGGTCAAGTCGTCCAGCCCGCCGCCATCGATGCCGCAGACTGCGACCTCGCAGCGATCGAGCAGATCTTCCAGCGTTAGTCCCGGTTCCCCAGCGGCAAGCCAGAAGTCTGCACCGCGCCAGCGCTGCGCATGCAGGCCAAGGCCGATCTCGATATTCAGGTGCTGCGACGACCATCGCGCCAGTTCAGCGTCGCCCTTCTCTACCGCCTCGAAGAATTGCGGGCGCAGCAGTTCGATCTGCACCGACCGGCCGAGGTTCGGCAGGACCATCGGCCAGCAAGCCGGGTCCTTCCAAGGCCGCTTCGGATCGGTCTGAAACTCTTCCGGAAACTCGTAAAGGATCGGCAGCACGGTCGCCGCCTCCCCCGTCACCCGGCCATCGCGAACGGCGCGGGCCAGCTGCAACTCTTCCTTGAACACGCCGGCAGGCGGTTCATCCGACTGCGTCGTGATCATGTAGAGGAACGCGCCTGGTCGCGAGACCATGCCGCCCCAGATCTGGCCCAGCACGCGGCTTGCGTAGTGGACCTTGCCGAGAATGTGCAGCTCGTCGACGATCGCCCCCTTCGGGATGCCGCCGGTTGAAACCTTCTCGTCGAAGGTCTGCACCTTGAGCGTCGATTCCGTCACCCGGTCGACGATCGTTTTCAGATGCGCCTTTATGTGAAACCGTTGGCGCAGCACCGGATCGGCGAGGATCATGCCCTCGGCCTGGTTGAAGCCGCGCTGCGCAATCTCCTGCGTCGGGCCGAACAGGTAATATGGCTGCCGTGGCTCCGGGTCCATCAACAGGGCCGTCACGCCGATCGCACCGGCCTTCGTCGTCTTCGAGTTCTTCTTCGGGACCAGCTCGAAGATCTTGCGGACACGGCGGCGGCCGTCCGGCAGTAGCGACCCGAAGAGCGCCGCCACCGTGTCACGCTGCCAATCGCCAGCAGCGATCCGCATCTCGGGCCGGTCCCCGACATCGGGCAGGCGGAGCTTGTTGAAGATCCGCACCGCCCGCGTTGCCATCTCTCGGTCGAGCGGCAAATCAGGGATCAGGCTTCGCCCTTCGCGCAGCCGGTCCTTCCAGTCCGGGCACGCGAAGTTCCATTCGGTCATAGGTCAGTTCGGGAGCGGCTTCCCGCTCTCGCCGTGCAGGAGCGGCCCCCAGCCATCGTCCTCGCGGCCGGCATCCCAGGCAGCATCCCGCCGCTCTTCCTTCACGCCCTTGCGCTTCTTCGGCTTCCCCGGGGCAACCGGCGTCGGCCCAAGCCGTGATTTGTCGAGACGCTTGAGCAGCTTCTCCGTCGCCGAGGTCTTACCGTCGAGCGACTGCTGGTTAAGCCGCTGCAGCAATTCAGCCTCGAGGACGAGACCGGCATGTTGCTTGGCCCGCCGAAGCTCCGGGCTCGAAAAATAGTGCTTCTTCATGGTCGGGATCGAGACCCCGATTGCGGCGGCGCACTCCGCCTCACTGCGACCCATGCCGAACAGCAGGACCAGTTTCTCTAGGTTTTCTGCGGTTGGCGCGTGTTGCGGGCGAGATTTCTGCCCCTTGTTTGCAGGCACGGGATGGCCGAGCAGGTCGAAGGGCAGCCATTGCGGCATGCCATCCTTGCCCGAAACTTCACCGGCCATGAAAAAAATCTCCGAATGGGACGGGTGGCGGTCCTATGGGGCCCAGCCCCCCGAACTTTCGACCACCCCCTACCCCTTGCGCCCTCGCGCAACATCATTACGTCGGCTCGACCGATCCGACCGTCACCGACCTCCGCGCGCCCGCCGCGCCCTCGCCGCCGCCGTCTTGCGGTTGTGGCAGGGCTGGCAGAGCCATTCGAGGTTGGCCGGATCGAGATCGGCGCCGCCATCCTTCCGCTCGACCTTGTGATCGAGGATCAGCCGCGACGTGGTGCCGCACACGGTGCACCACTTGTCGGGCTGCCGTCGTCTCGCCTCGGCCCACTCCTGCGACTGGTAGAACCGGTCTGCCACCTTGGGCATCGCGGCCACCCTTGGCGGCAGGCCGCCCACACGGGGCGGCATGGCCTTGAGCTTGCCCATTACGAAGCACCGAGAACAGAACGGGCGACGAAGGCCGCAGCCCGCGTCGCCCGATCAGGATGGGAGAGGATGTCCGTCAGCACGCATTGGTACCAGCGTACCCAAGGCATACCCTCAATTCTTGCGTAAACGGACACCCTTTATTTGTTTGCGGAATGAAGAATGGGGTTGACACATTGCGCGCCAGAAAGCCGCCACTTTCAGCTAGATGCCGCGCTCAACCTTTGCGCAACTCGCTGGATAGCACGCTCATATGCCTTGCGCATGCCGTCGCTGGTGGTGGCCATCACCTGCCTACGAGCGAGGTTGTACAGCTCGCCACCCATGGACCGGAACACACGATCCCAACCGAAGCCATCGGCGCCAGGCCAGCGCTTCATGACGATGACACGGCCCACCAGTGCACGATGGCCTTCGGGGATCACATCGGCCAGCGGCTTCTCTCCCGTCAGCATTCGCTCGACGAGGTTGGCGCATCGCCGAGTCAGCTGCGGCGACGGTAACGCCTCACTGTCGGCATAATCGGACTGCATGTCCCGCACGATCGACGGCCAGCATGAGCGTGAGCCTGCGGCCAGATAGGAGCGTTCCCTATCTGGCATGGCCCCGAGGTACTCGACTGCCGCCGTCAGCGTGTCCTCGGCTTCCTGCCAGGTAATGACTTCGGTCATATCCCTTGATCCTTTTTCCTGTTTGAACATCTGTTCAGGGACAGAGGGACAGTTAGTGCACCACTCCGCGCACAGGCGCGCACCCGCACATATATCCACCAACCCCGTATAACTGTCCCTACTGTCCCCGACTGTCCCTAAGCCGCAGGAATGCTGGCCTCACGGGCAGGGACAGTTCAGGGACAGAGGGACAGTTGTCCATTCCTGAAATCGACAAAACCGATCAACTAAACTGCATGCCATCGCCCCGCCCGATTGAACAACCTCCAGTGTCCGGCCCAACTGTCCCTTATCCGGCAACTGTCCCTGAAACTGTCCCTGAAACTGTCCCTGCCTCCGCGCCATGCTCACCAGCCCTCCGGCAGGTCCGCGCCGTCCGCATGATGCCCGCCTGCCTCGGCCGCCGCAACAGGGCTCATCGCCGCGTCGTCGGCCTCCTGGTCGCGCTCCAGCGTCGCCCGCTCGGCCTCGGTGCGCAGGCGAATGCCGAGGCGCCATATCACGCCGTTGCTCTTGCTCTTCTCGTGCTGCTTTTCCGCCAGCTTCAGCCCGAACGAGGTGGCCGTCATCACTTTCTCGACGCCGCGCCCTTCGCACGATTCCTTGAAGCTGCGGTAGAGGTCGGACGATAGCGCCTTGGCCCCGCGATCGTTGGTGACGCACCAGTCCAGATACCATTCGTCAAAAGGGTCGGTCGATCTCCGGTACTCGGCTACCGCCCTCCGGCTCGCGCGGGATTCGGGAACGCGGCCTTCTTTCAGCCAGAGCAGCGCGCCCTCGATCGCCCAGTTGAGGATGCCCGGACCTTCGTCCAGCAGGATCTTCTGCAGCACGTGCGGCTGTTCCATCGGCACGCCCATCTTGGCGAACTGGAACGGCCATGGGATCTGCCGCACGCGCCGCCACCAGCCATCGTCGCCGGTATCGACGCGCGGCAGGCCGTTGCACTCGATGATCAGCTTCCAGCGTACCAGGAACTCGATCTCCGCCTCGCGCAGCGCGCGCGCCGTCACCGTGTCGGCGCCGGTCACTTCCTTGATGCGGTTGGCGTTGAACGTGGATCGCTTCGGCGGCTCGGAACAGGTGACCAGGCGGATATCGCCGGAGAGCCGCGCCAGGTCGCTCGAATGATCCGATCCGCCGCGCTGCGGCCCCTGCAGGAACGTGGCGACTTGCGCCCGGCGGTGATAGTCGCCCATCAGCTTGGCGAAGGTGCCCCAGGTCATCGTCTTGCCGTCGCCGCCCGGGCCCTGGTTGAGGTAGAACTGCTGATCGCTGACAAGGCCGGTCAGGCAATAGCCCATCAGTACCTGTAGCTGCCGCCGCTGGTCCTCGTCGGGCTGGATCTGCTCCATGCGCAGGCACCAGCGCGGCGCCTTGGCCTTCGGATCATAGTCGACCTCGGCAAGCCGCGTGATCCGGTCCTCGGGATCGTGCGGCCGATCCTCGACATACCAGCCCTCGGGCCCATGGACAAAGCGCAGCGTCCGGTTGCGGCAGTTGAAGGCGAGTGGGTCGGTGTCGAACTGTTCGGGCGAAACCGCCATCTCGTCGGCCGCCTGCGCCAGCATGCCGCGCGTCTGCGCCGCATTGCCGCTTTTGATCGCCCACTTGTGCAGCCCGACCAGCTTGTCCTTCGCCATTTCGGCCGCGCGCTCCTCGCCCGCCGCCTCGATCATCGACTTGGGCAAGCGCCCGGCGCGAATCTGGTCGCCCAGCGCTTTCACCTCCTCTCGGATTGCGCGGGCGACGTCATGGGCAAGCTGGTTGGCGCGTCGCTCGCCGTCTTCCATTGACCAGCGCCGGCCATCCCACGCGATCCATCCCTTGTCGCGTACGTAGAGCAGCAGGCCACCGCTACGCGCCTTGAGGCGTTCGGCATTGCCGAGATCGTTCATCTCGTACCAGGCAAGCCGCTCGGGATCGGGCGGTGTCATCACAATTACTTCGGCAGTCATCCCCTACCCCCGGCCCAGAGCATCGTTTCAGCAAGGCGCTTGTCGCGCGCGGTGATCTTCTTCGGCGGCGGATTCGCGAATTTCGCCGCCAGCGTGGCATCGCCGGTCGCTTGGGCGGGATCGGCAGCCGCATCGCGCGCCTCTACGGTCCCGCGATACATGAGGTAGGTGGCCTCTCCGGCCCGCATGACATCGGCACCGTGCTTTGCGCACTTCTCGATCCAGCGCACCACCGCGGCGAGCTGGTTGACCTGCAGGCCATCCAGCTTCGCAACCTTGCGGCGCTCCGCCTCCTGCTGGCGCAGCACGGCGATTTCTGCCCTCAGATCGATCAGGAAGGTCACATGCTCGACCAGCATGGCCGCCATTGCCGGATCTTCCAGACCGGCGATCTGCTCGGCCAGCAGCGCATGCGCCATCTCAGCGGCACGCTGTTCGGCAGAAGTCGGCTCGATGGGCTCGCGCATGCCACCCAAAGCCGCCTCGTAGCTTTCGAGCAGCATGTCGCACTCGGCCCGGTCGTCAGGCTTCATGGCCCTGCGCGCGATCAGTTTCCGGATCGTCGCGACATCGTAGCCGACCGCCTTGGCCTCGCCGAACACATCGCGAATATCGTCCGAGATCCCGCGGCGCTCTTCCATCAGGCGCTCGACCCGCTCGACTATCTGGCGCAGCCGATCGTCAGTCACGAGATCACCACGCCATGCCATTCATGGAAGACCTGGGTCCACGGCTCGTAGGTTTCTTCTTCGCCAGTCTCATCATCGATCCGGACGCCGCCCTCAAAATGACGCTCGTCCCGATCCATTTGCACGATGTCGACACTGTCGATCGTGTAGGTCAATTCTGAGCCAAAGGCACCGTAACGCGGTGATTTGAAGACAACAGGCTCATCAGGATCAAGATCCTTCAGGTGCGTCATCAGCTGACCGACTGTCATTGTCCGTGGGCGACGTTCCAACTGCGCATAGTAATTATGAGCCATCACCATCTCCCCTGATCAAGGTCATTGAAATCGCAGCCCATCGGCGGACGGACTGCTTCAACAGTTGTCGCCCCCGCATGCCGCCAGTGCCAGCTCGCCAGTCCGGCGCAGACTTGTGACCGCTCCACCGAGCTGAGCGCCCGCTTCACGGCAGGCGCACCCTTGCGGTCCTGCACCCATCGTGTTTCCGGCTTCATGTCGGCATCGACGCCAAGCACTACACTGCCCGGCTCATCGACCAGGAACGGGGGCGCATCCGAATCGCCCGCGATGCACCACGTCGCCAGCGCATGATGCGTGCCAACGCCTGCCGCGCCGCCCTGCAGGTTGAGCAAAGAAAGCGTCGCGCAGCCCAATCGGGCATCAGGCCGCCGCGCCATCAGCGACAAGGTCGATTCCAGCCCTTCGGCAACCAGCATCGGGCCACTCTCGATCTGATCGAGAAGAGCGATCAGCTGGGCCGCCACTTCGCCATCGCGATTCAGGGCTTTCGCCGGCAGCAGAACCGCGCCCCGCTTCGAAGATCCCCAGAACATGCGCCGCGGCGGATGGACCATCTGCCCGGTGCGCCTGTCGCGGTACGGCTCGAAATAGGCTTTGCTCCGGCCATCTGCGGACAGAAATGTCAGGTGCACCCCCGTCATCCGCAACGCCCGCTCGGTTCGGCCGCCCGTCACCCGCAGGAATGGTGTGATCAACGCCGGCGCCGTTCGACGCGCATCGCCCGGCCCTTCCCACGGCCGCCACAACGCAGCCGGGCAACGTGGGTGAAACCGGATCACGTCCAGCGCGCCCGATGCATCAGGATCGATGCCTCGCGATCGCAGCCACGCTTCGGCGATCGTGCCGCGGGCCGGTCCCGCCGATTGCCAAACGGCGGCAGCCGCCCCGCGTCCGTCAACGTACTTACTGCTTCCCCGCTCACGCTTCGCTTCGCGCTGCACTGCCGCAGACGCCTGCGCCAGACCTGCGTCGCCTTCCAGCGCGGTCAGCGCATCAGGAAAGGTCATCCCGTCGTGCTGCATCTTGAACCGGATCGCATCGCCATGGGCGCCGCAGCCGAAGCAGTGATAAAACCCCTTCTCCTCCACGACCGAAAACGAAGGCGATCGCTCATTATGGAAGGGACAGAGCCCAACATACTCGCGGCCGGCGCGGCGCAACTTCACTACGCGGCCGATCAGGCTCGAAAGCGATATCCGATCCTTGATCGCCGCGACACGTTCGGCTGTTCGTGAACGAAAATCTGCGGGCGCGTTCATGCGACTGCACTGAACATGTCGCCCGTATCGGGGCGAGCTTCGGCCACATTTCGCACGGCCTGCGCGAAGTAGGACGGCTTCAGTTCGATGCCGACGCCTCGCCGGCCCATGCAAACGGCACTGTAAACTTCACTGCCAATGCCGAGGAACGGTGTCAGCACCGTGTCGCCGGGGTTGCTCCACAGGTCGATGCAACGCTCGATTACGTCCAGCTGCAACGGCGATATATGCTGTTCGTCCTTCGCATCCCGCGCCGACCGGTACTGCAACGTGCGAGTCTGGTTGATGTCCATCCAGACAGGCGATGCGTAGCGCTGCCAGACCTCGATCGAATACCAATTTCGCCCATCGTTCGGCGTCGTAAACTTCGAACGATCTGGCTCATCTGTTCCGACATATCGATCGAAGCACTCGGCAATCGGCTCAGGATTGTCGCCCGGCTTGCGGAAGCTGACGATGTAATCGGCAAGCCCTTGCCCCGAAAGCGCACTGTCCTTCACAACCTGCTTGTGCAGCAGCCGGATCGACTTCGTACGTTGTTGGGCAACGACAGGATCTTTCCAGATGCAGACTTCGCTATGAAAGATCCACCCGGCCGCCTCGTAAGCCCGGATTACTTCGCCCCGGAAATCGCGCATGCCAATATGACCATTGCGGATCTTCGAAGTTGGCAGCTGCATGACGTGCACCGAATGCAGTCGGCCAGGCATCGTTACGCGAAGCATCTCCTGAATCAGGAATGCATAGTGCTCCCAGAATTGATCGCCCTCACTGTTCGACATGTCGCGATCGAAGGCGCTGAACTTGTACAGGCCTTCGAACGGGGGCGAATGGATACCATAGTGGATGCTGTCGCCCGGAAGCGCGCGAATGACCTCGCAGCTGTCGCCTTGGTAGAGCGCGTAATTGTCGGCGAGAACCTGATCGATGCACTTGATCGGCATGCTCATGCGGCCTCCTGCATGGATGAAAGGAACGATGGCAGCGCGATCGGCTGCATCGGCTGATAGTCCGGCCGCTCGCGCACCATGCCGCGCACAGCTTCGCTCGACAGATCGGACATGTGGCGCACCATTGCTGCGGCCATCCGTTCGGCGTCGGCTTCCTTGCGTCGGATATTGGCGACGATCGCGCCCTCGATTTCGCTGGAGATCACATGCGCAATGACCGGGCTTGCCTGCCCAAAGCGCCAGAACCGCCGCACCGCCTGGTAGAACTGCTCGAAGCTGTCGCTCAGACCGACAAACCCGGTATCAGCACAGTGCTGCCAGTTCATCCCGAACCCGGCGACGCCCGGCTTGGTGACCAGCACGCGAGTACGGCCCTCACTGAAATCGAGAAGCTTACGCTCCTTCACGTCATCACTGTCGCTGCCGCGCGTCTCCACGGCACCAGGGATCATCCTGGTGAGCAATTCGCTTTCGGCATTGAGATTGCACCACCAGACGAACGGCCGATCGCTCGGCGTAATGCTCGCTGCCAGCTCACAGCGCGGGACCACGCTCTCCCGCCTGGCCGAAATGCGCTCCTGCAGCGTCGCCGCCTGCATTGGGAACATCGTGCCACCGGGTTGCGGCGAATAGTCGACCGGTACGATGTGCGGCACATATGTCAGCGGCGGCAGGTCGTACCCATCATCGCAATAGCCCAGATCCGAAGGCTTGCGCAGCATCACGGCCCATGTCGCCATCCATCGCCAGAACTCGTTTTCCGCATGGCCCTTCAAGCGCCACTTCTGCGTGTCGCCACCATCGTGAATGAAGAACGTGGCCAGCATGTCGGTGTAGGACAGCACCCCCAGGAATTCGGCGTGGTTGCCCAGTTCCATGAAATCGTTCGGAGCTGGAGTCGCCGTGGCGGCAAGACGAAAGGGGATTGCCCTGCACGCCGCGATCAGCATGGACCGATAGTGCCCGGTCACGTTCTTCAGGATGCTGCTTTCATCAAGGATGACCGCACCGAAGCGGGAGAGATCAAAGTGATCCAGTTTCTGATAATTGGTGATCGCGATCCCTTCGCCGGCATCGTCCTGCGATCCGGCGAGATGCGCAGGGATACCGAACTTCTCGGCCTCCCGGACCATCTGCGCCGACACCGCAAGCGGTGCCAGATGCAGGATGCTCTTGCCGGTCGCGTCGTGAATCGCCTGCGCCCAGGACAATTCCATCAGGGACTTGCCAAGCCCTGTGCCAGCGAAGAGCGCGGCCCGCCCGCGGCGCAAGGCCCAACGCACGATGTCTCGCTGGTGAGGGAACAGGCACTCCGGCAACCGCAGCCGGTCAATGTCGACCAGCCCTGTTGCAGGATCGCAGATCGCCTTACGTTCTAGGAAAGCGGCATAATTCATGGCCGGGCCTCCACCATCAGGCGGAATTCCTCAAACGTCCTTGCAGCACCAACTATGCATGGTGCCAACCGCTGCCATGCCTCCATGACGACAGGGTCCCGCAATTCCCGACTGAAGAACACGCGGCCAAGATTGATGGCCGAAGAGTGATCGCGATTGCCGATCAGATCCCCAGTCGCTGGCCACGAGTTACCTCGCGCCTTCAACAGGACCGTCGCCAAGGCGCGCGCCCTGATGAACGGACGAGCGCGCGAACGGGATACGACACTGCCCGGCATCATGCCGGTCAGGTGCTCGACCACCTTGATCAGGCCTTCGGGATCACCTGGACCGACCCTGCCCGGAGGACGCCCCATCGGCCGCCCCTGACGGAGCTCGATTGCCTTCGCCTCAGGCACCCGGGTGTTGATCGATTCCAGAAGGGCAGCCATCTTGCGACTGCGTTCCTTGCGCTTTTCAGCTTCGACCGAGATCCTTGACTGCCGTTCGGCCGCTATCATGACCTGCGGCACGAAGGCCCGCTCCCACGCCACGAAGTCGAAGCGGTCGTAGTCTTCCGCCTCACCGACTTCGTGCTTGGCGTTCTGCCGGGTAACGTGTTCCATCCGCTGATCGCGCATGGCGGCGATTTCCTCGCGCGATGGCGCATGCTCTGGCCCAAAACGATCAATCACTCGCGCGCGCACGGTCGAATCGTCGCGAATGTAGCGGATCAGCCTTTGCGCGTAGGACCGTGGCGACGAGATCACGTCCGCATCGTGGCGAAAGCCGCTTGTTGCGAACCATTCAACCCGGCCATTTCCGCCTTGAATATCCGGCAGCGCCTTCACGACACCGCCTCGGCCACAGCCGCATCAAACTCACCGCAACCCGGCCCAGGCAAACCCGGATCGTTCGGATCGACGAAGTCCTGCCAAGGCACCCAGCCTTGCGGACAGTCGAACCCCCAGTCGCGGACCTTGGGTCCGGTCATGAACAAGGTAATCGCCCGATCGCCGACCAGCTCGACGCGATGCAAGGCCTCGGCAGGACGGCTCGCCACATCGCCGGGCTGACGCAGAAACTGCCCGTCAGGCGTATGCTCGATGTACTGGCCCTGCAGGATAACTGAAGTGCTCGCCCACGGATGATCGTGCAGCGCGCGATCCTCGTCGCTACCGCGAAACTCGTGGAGGTAGACATTGCAGAACGGGTTGCGCGGGATCACCCACCAACGCCGCAGGTAGTTCGTACCGATCTCGAAATCAGCGGGTCGGGATGCCATCAATCCGGCAGCCCAGGTCTGCATTTGTTCAAGCGATGCGTTGAACATGAAATCCCCCATCCGTGCGCAGGCTAGGCCCGCTGTTGTTTGACGATCTCAGCTGTGCGCTGCCCGGTCGCGACGATCTCGGCGACACGCGCGCCGCCATTCGCGGTAACAATGCGAACATGCCCTTGAGATTCGAGGTTCTGGAGCCGATAACGAGCCGCGTGGCGGTCCGAGAGGCCAGCGTAATCGGCTAATAATTCAAAGCTCGGAAGCGGCAGGCCCTCATCGATCAGCTGCATCAAGGCATCCAAGAGTTGCCGATCGAGTCCCTGCGGCAGTGACGGATCGCGAGATCTCGCTGCTCGGTCGTCTGACTTCGCTAATTTTCTGATGAAGTATCGGTATCCATTGCCCTCACGCTTCTGGAAAAGAAACGCCTCTCCACGCTCATAGAGCTTCCGAGCAAGCTTGGCGGTAACAGCCTCCGCACCGAGGGCTGGACCGAATGCATACCATCGCTCATCACCGTGCCGCGCCTTGCGGTGCCATGCCTCGAGATCCTGCGGATCATCATAAGTTGTGAGCGGGCCAATGCGATAACGTGCGCCGTCCCGTGCGATGCCCCCCATAGCCACCCTCATTTTCCTCCGTTGGCAACTGCACGAAGACGCGCGAGCGCCTCGATCGTCTCATCGATCTGGCGCACGATCGCGTTGCGTTCATGGGATTCGATCACCCCATCGCGTGTCGCCTCGCGAACCTCAGCCGCGATGTCTCCGAATTCCGCGCTGGCATCGATCAGCGCCAGCGACAGCCCGTCTTCACCGTGCCCCACGTCGGGCAGGCGAATGCAGACATGGCCGAGCTCCGCAGACAGAGCCGAAAGGATTGACGCCTTCTTCCCTTGGGCAATGCACACCTCGTCCAGCGCGATAGCGCAGTCGATCGGCGGGAAGGCGTCGTGGTTCAGGTTGTTCCAGTCACCGGCAACCGAACGCTTGCGCCCGGCCGTGGCGCCGGCGCCGTCAACGCCGCCGCAGCTGTGAATTGCTTCGCGTACCCCGCGTTTGATGCGAGCCAGCGACGGTGTCATGCCGCACCCGTTTTTGCGCCGGACAACTGATCCGGCTTTCCGGTGGACTGGGCATCAACCGTTACGCCAATATCCTTCGCAGATTTACGGCGCGGCTTTGGAGGGAAGTCACTCTTGTCCATTCCAAATCCGAGCTTGCTGGCAACCGCGAGAACAGGATCCTGCCACCAACGGGGAATGTGGTTCGCAGTACGCCAACTCGACACGGTTGAAGGCGTGAGATCGAGTTCACTGGCGACATTGACCGTGCCGCCGCACCCATCGATGATCTGGTCGCTTGTCATCATGCCCGCACTGTTACGGAAAACGTAATGTCATGGCAAGCTCAATTACGAAATCCGTGATAGACCCCTGCCAGCGACTGCCGCATCAAGCCGATGTGCTTACGAAATCCGAACTTCTGAAGCGGGTCGATGAGGCGGCGAAAAGTCGCGCCGAGATCGCGCGCGTTCTAAACGTAGCGCCCGCCAGAATAACGGAGATGTTCAAGGGTGACCGCGACTTGTCGTTCGATGAGGCGCGCAAGCTTATTGATCACTTTCAGATCGCCGATGGCGAGACGTCGCTCATCACACCCACCCCACCGAGTCTCGAAGATTTGGCCGCCGAGCACGGGATCGCGCTGATTGAAGAGGTGGATGTCGCATTTGGCCTCGGTGGCACATACCTTGAAGGCGAGCCTGAGGTTTTGGGCCTCGTACCTTTCAAGGCTGATTGGCTCCACGACCTATTCCGAGGATCACTGACGCACTTGAAAGTTGTGCGCGGCAAGGGCGACTCGATGCAGCCGACCATCATGGATGGTGATATTGTGCTCATCGACACGGCTCACCGTAGAATTGATGAGCAAGATCGGATTTGGGCTGTCGCCTATGGCGATATCGGAATGGTGAAGCGTGTGAGAATTACTTCGCGCAGCAGCGTTATGCTCATGTCAGACAATCAAGTTGTTTCACCGATTGAAGCAGTTGATGATGAAATGCAGGTTCTGGGGCGAGTAATATGGATTGGAAGGCGTATTTAATCCCTCAGATCATTGCTGCGTTTCTCATTCAACCTAACGCAGCGCATGCTCGTGAATCTTATGAAATCCGCACACCATCTGGTGCCGCAGAAGCTATTTTTCGGAATACCGAAGCCAGAGCGGCGCAAGCAAAGGTAGCGTCAGCATGCCTAGACAGAGGCTGGCCCGTAACTAGCAACACCGAAGGAATGGTGATCTGCAACCATTCCAATATCGACGCAACGACCGTTTTACTAGCTCCGAGAAGCGCTTCATTCCAGGGAATCGCGCGTTTCGTGATCGTGCCAATCGGCAATGACGTACGCGTTCAGTCGAGTGATGACATCGAAGTAACCAACGCGTTTGGTCAAACGAAGACTTACGCTGGAACAGTACACGACGAGGCTCAAGATCTTTTGATCGCTGCCGGCGGCACGTTTCCCCAAGGAACCAAGTTTGAAGGCAATGACCTGGGCATTTCAGGACATTTCTACGGCTATCGTTTCATCGTTACCGATGTCGCGCCAGACGGCGCTGGCGAAATTGGCGGCATTCGCGAAGGCGACAAAATCCGAAAGATCGACGGCCATAGCTTCGACGATCTTTGGTGGTTCCGGCACAAAGTGAACGCCATTGCCCACGGAAATTCAATCCACTTCGACGTCATCAGAGGCAAAGAACGGCTGAAAATTGACGTTCTGGCAAAGCCGAAGCTGATTGCAGATTAGCGTAATTACGAATTTCGTATTGACCTGATATTACGAATACCGTAACACCCGTCTCCGGCAGGCACGCCGCCTGCTTGGAGGCACCATGCTCAGCATCCCGACAGAATTCCCGCAGGCAGGCAGCTTCGGCTTTCTGGATGACCGCGACCATCTCGGCCGCGATGTCGTCGAGCAAGTTCGCATCCTGCGACACAATGGCGACGGCAATGCCCTTGTCGCCCTGACCGGCCGTCGTTTCCCCGGAGAGATCGCCAGCGGTAACCGCACGGTGCCGCTGGCGTCCCTTCGCGCAACCGAACGCCCCGAACCCATCAAGCCCGCGGGTCGCAAGCGGAGCCGCCGCCGGTGAGCGCGCATAACGCCGCCGGCGGCCCGACTGTCATTGGTGTGGATCTGGCAACCCGCGACGACATAATTGCCTGTCTGGTATGGAATGGTCGTCAGTGGATGGAGATCTTCGGTCCGTTCGACTGTCGTAGTGCTCTAAGCCAGCCCGCCATCCTTCGAGAACTCGAGGGCAGCCTCGGCCGACTGGGCCAGCGCCAGAAGCCAATGCGCATTGATGCTGAGCAAAATTTCCCCGCCACTTCCTTCTGTAGCGATTCTGAGCATGGCGTTGCCGGACTTATCGAAGGGCATGAGAAGGACATTCGAAACCTTCGGAATTCGATCAAAGTCGTCGAGCAAGTCGGCACCGACATTGACGAGGGCAGTTCCGACCCGAATTGCATCTTCGGCGCCGAGAACGATCATCCGATCACGCCCGCCAGCGGGGATGCGCAACACGACGTTCCCATCATCTCTTCGAGCGACCATGCAGTCGTCTGCGCTTACAAAACCCATTCCATTTCTCCTTCGGATAGCCGCTTTGATCCGAAGGTAGCCGAAGCCGATGGGGGCGCAACGCCCTCATCGGTGGAGGGTCCGGCCGATGACTGAGCCCCTTTCCGCTATCGCAACCCGCGTCTGGCTCGACCGCAGCGCCATTGCCGACGAGTACGTCACCGCCGGCAAGTGGTCCCGCGAGGATGCTGATAAGCGGCTGCGCCCGTGGGTGGCGATCTGCCTGCTTGCTGGCGCTTCGCTCGACGCCATGCCCGCCGATGTTGCCGCAGAGGTTGAGGCCCTGCGCCACCCCATCGTATTTATCGCAGGCAAGGGGGCGCCAGTCGAACGCGATCACGTCCTGCCGGAAGATGTCGCGCGCGTCGATGTCGCCAACGACTGGTGCGCACCGCTGCGCTGGTCCCGCGATCTGGGCGAAGCGACCAACCGTGCTGCCGATCGGCACACCGCAAATCCCAGTGAGGCCGCCTTGGCCGCATGGCGAGATCTCGCCGCCATTTCCCGCGCCCTCGATGTCACCGTGCCATGGCGGGAACGTCCGTCGGCGATCGAGGTCGCCAATCCTGAAAGGATCGCCGCATGAAGATCCCGAAGATCCCGCATTCGCTGCCGACTTGGCTCGTCTTCACCTTCGTCGTGGTCGGCGGCATCCTCCTGCTGTCTGCCTGCACGTCAACGACATGGGTAGGCATATGATCTCGGTTCGCCATCTGACCGGCCTGATCGTGGCCGAGCCGCGCGAGAGCGATCCGTCGCTGATCGGGCAATGGGGCGACCTCCTGCGAGACGCACCGCACGCTGACCTGCGTGAACTCGGCTGCCTGGTCTGCATGGCCCCCGTCTTCGCCCTGATCTTCGCAGCTGCGTGGTGGATGCTGCCCGCATGAAGCCGGAGCACATGATCGACGCAGAACGCCTGCGCATCCACGGCCCGATCCTGCCGATGGAACTGAACCCCAAAGCCGGCCCTTCGCCCGATTTCCCCTCGAAGGGCCGCACCCGGATCACCGTCGCCGCACTCGCCCTGTGTGCGGCGGCGGTGATCCACTTCCTCTATCGGAGTTTCTGACGATGGCCGTGATCATCGAATCCGCAGTCCTCTCCCGCGCCCTGAAATCCGCTGCTGCGATCGTTGAAGGCGCGAACACGATCCCGGTCCTCGCCAACGTCAGGTTAGAGGCGATCGGCGCGAAGCTGGAGATCGTCACCAGCAATCTGGAGATCGAGTTCCGCCAGCTCCTGCCGCTCGTGAGCGGCGAAGGCCTCGCAACCACCGTCGATGCCCGCAAGTTCGCCGCCATTACCGGCGCGGTCGAAAGCGGCGCCCAGATCGCGCTTGAAGAGAAGGATGGCCGGCTGACGGTCAAGTCCGGTCGCAGCCGCTGGGTCTTGCCGGTCATTCCCGTCTCGCAGTTCCCGGATCTGCCGTTCGAAGCCGAGGCAGATGGCATCGACATGCCCGGCAAGGATCTCGCCAGCGTCATAGCGCGCACGGCTTGGTCGACCAGCGTAGAGGCAGCCAAGTATTACATCGCGGGCATCTTCTTCAATGAAGAGGGCGGAAGGCTGCGTGTCGCCAGCACCAACGGCTTCACGCTATTCGTCCTCGATACCGCTACGGCATGGCCCAAGGCTGCGCCTGACGTGATCGTTCCCACGAAGTATGCCCGGTTACTGGAACGCCTCGCGGGAGAGGCAAGCCGCGTCGACCTGCTCTGGGATGACAAGAAGATCCGCGCGACGATCGGCGATGTCACGCTCACCGGAAAGCTGATCGAAGGCATCTTCCCTGACTATCGGCGCATCATTCCCAAGGCTGGCGATGCCCCGCTGGTCACCGACCCGGAAAGCCTGCGCAAAGCCCTGCGCCGCATCGAGTTGGTCGGCACTGAGAAGTCGCGCGCGATCGTCTTCGAACCCGGCAAGGGCCTGATCGACCTGCGCATGTCGGATTACGGCAGCGCCAGCGAGGCCAGCGAGCAGGTCCCGGCCGACTGCGAGGGCGGTAACCGCACTGGCTTCAACGTCGCGTTCCTTGCGGGCGCGCTTGAAGCGGTCGGCGGGGAAACCGTCGAGATCCACCAGGAGGATCCAGGCAGCATCGCCCTGATCCGCCGCACCGTGCCCGATGGCGCGATCTGCGGTGTGATGCCGATGTCCGTTTGAGGGAGGCAAAAAATGCGCGTTGACGATGAAATGATGTTCGATCTGGTCAAGGCCATTCATGCCGATGATCTCGCCAAAGCAAAGGAAACCTTGGACCTTATGCGCGCGACTGCGCACGAAGACCTGGCCGATCTGATCATCCGCGCGCGCCTCACGGTGCATCCGCTGCCGAAGCCGGAACCGCTTTCGAAAGCAATCCCGCTGCCCGCGCCCGGCGTCGACGCCAACGCCCATTTCGGCGGGATCGCCAAGTACCGGAAGAGCCGGGCCGCATGATCCCGAACCCGTCCCCAGAAACGATCGACAGTGTCATCGGCATCGTCGCGCTGTTCACCGGCCCGCGCCGGATCGATCTACGCGCCTCGCTCAGGGATGATCTTGGGCTCGATGACATCGACCGCATGGCCATCGGCGTCGAGCTTTCCGAAGCCTTCGGCAGCGACGTGCGGGACAAGGAAATCGAGGACTGGGACACCATTGAGGACATCGCTCGCACCGTCGAGGCGATGAACAGGAGTAAGGCCGCATGAGCGAACGCACACCCACTCTCGACCACCCAGCAAGGGCCCTGCTTGCCGCCAAGGCAGCGACGCTGGCCACCGTGGAGCTATTGCGTTTCCAGCGCGAAGGCTTCGCCGGGAACTTCCCGTTCGATGATCCGGAACCCGTCGCGCAGCTGGCGATCGCGCTGCTGCAGACCGCCCGGATCGAGCGCGCACTGTTCCCGCGTGAGGCACTGGTGAACGATCCCGTCCCATCGGCGCAATACGTCAGCGCCCTCGACCAGCTCGCCGCCGCATGCGCCAAGTTCCTCGAGGATGAGTGCCGGATCTCCACCGCCGACGAAGCGAGGGCAGCATGAAGAACAAGCTCACCGATCTCAATGACCACCTGTTCATGCAGCTGGAGCGCTTGGGCGACGAGGACATGGACGCCGACAAGATCGAGCAGGAAGCCAAGCGCGCCGACGCAATGGTCCAGGTCGCAGACCAGATCATCCGCAACGCCGACTTGCAACTCAAAGCCGCAAATCTGATCGCCAACCATGGCGACCGTTTCCGGCCCATGCTCCCCATGATCGGAAAGCCCGATGCCGAAGGGTAAGTTCATCTCCTACAGCGCCGCCGAAATGGCGTGGCTTGAGGCGAACCGGGCGATGGTCATCAGCGACTATCACCGCGCGTTCATCGCCGAGTTCGGCCGCGAGGACGTCAGCGCCGGCCATCTGCACGCACTTCGCAAGCGGAAGGGCTGGAAGACTGGCCGCACCGGGCATTTCGCCAAAGGGCAGGAGCCGATGAACAAGGGCAAGAAGTGTGCTCCTGGCACTGGCGGGCTGCACCCGAACGCGCGTCGCACGCAGTTCAAAAAGGGCGAACGCCAGGGCGTCGCGGTCAAGCTTTACAAGCCAGTCGGTGCAGAACGCCTGAGCAAGAGCGGCTATCGCGAGCGCAAGATCCACGATGGCATGCCGCTGCAATCGCGTTGGCGCGCCGTACACCTGATCGAATGGGAAGCCGCCAACGGCCCTATTCCGGAAGGCTATTGTCTCAAGTGCCTGGGCGACAAGCTCAACACCGATCCGAGCAATTGGGAGCTGATCCCGCGGGCGCTTCTGCCGCGCCTGGCTGGCGGAAATCGCTACCGGCATGTGCTGGCCTATGACGATGCTCCCGACGAGCTCAAGCCAGCAGTCCTCGCGGTGGCGAAGGTCGAGCACGCGGCGCGGGAGGCTCGTAAGTCATGAGCGACAAGATCCTCCACATCCTGCAGCACAGCCTGGGCGTCGACCAGTTCGGGCGAGGCGAGCAGTATCGCAACCACTTCGTCACCGGCGAAGGGTCGATTGATCACCCGATCTGCATGGAAGCCGTGGGCCTTGGCCTGATGGTGATCCGGCGCGCCAAATACGAGTTGTATGGCGGCGATGATGTGTTCGCTGTGACGCCTGAAGGCAAGCTGTGGATGGCCATGAACAGCCCGGCACCGCCGAAGCTCACCCGCAGCCAGCGCCATTATCAACGTTACCTCGATGCTGATTGCGGAGAGACGTTCGGTGAATGGCTTCAGTTGCAGGAGCGGCGCAGAAAGGCGAACGCGGCATGAGGATTGCCGCGCACCACATCCCAGGCACACCGGAGAACAAGTTCTCCTCAATGCTCCACAGCAACCCGGCTTACACGCCGACATGCGCATGGCCCGAGGACTGCATGGTCCAGTGGGGCAATGGGCTGATTCCGGCGACGCCATTCTTCGAGGCGTTCCCCAAAGGCACGTTCATTCGCGGTGAGGGCGCGACTATCGCCGAGGCCGAGCTGCGGGCGTTCGAGCAGTATCAGCGCGACCTCGCTTGCGATCATGTCTGGGGCCGCCAGCGGCCTGGTCGGGATTGCTACACCAACGGCGCAGGATGGTGCCGAAAGTGCGGCGGGTTCCGGGGTAGCATGTTCCCAGAGATCAAACCGCTCGGATGGTGGCGTAAGCCGCTGACAGCTTGGGAAGTCGATTGGCTGCAATCCATGCAGGAGGACCATGAGCTCAACGAGGTCATGGATCGCAAATACCCGCACCATCGTGATGACAGCATCAAGCTGGAGCGCAGGCTGCGTCTCCGTTTCAACCTCTTCGGCGGGGAGTCTCGTCCTGCTTTGGAGAACTTCCATGTGTGATTGCGAAGTCCCGCAGGCGTTCTGCGAAACATGGCGCACCGCACGCAAGCAGCACCGCTGTTGCGAGTGCGCGGGATGGATCAATCCCGGCGACCGCTACAACTACGTTAGCGGGATCTGGGACAACCAGCCGGACAGCCACCGCACATGCGTGCAGTGCGTGCAGGTCCGCGACTGGATCGTCTCGCAGCTTACGGGCTGGGACTGCGGACCGTGCTTCACACAGCTTTACGAGGACATGCCCCGCGCAGACTGGCCGTCCCACATGGTCGAGGCGCGGGCGGCGCTGAGGGAAGAACTTGCGAGGAAGGCAGCATGAACCTGCGCATCCTCAAGAAGCTGTCGAAGCGGGCCGCGCCATATCTCGCCGCCTTGGGTGACCGGCGCGAGCAGTTCAGGGCCGAGCAGGGCGAAAACTACCACGGCCTGATTATCCGCGACCGGACGGACTGGGAGCGTTCTTGGTGCCACCCTTCGCATCACATTGGTTGGCACCGCGAAGGTGAGATGTACTGCGTCGAGGCGCGCAAGGGCTACCGCTACATGGTCCGGATGCCATCTCACCCGCTAAAGGGCACGATCATGGTCGGAGCAATGGAGGGCTATTACGAGCCCGAGTGGGACGAAGAGACGGCCTACGGCGCGCTTCGGACAATCGTAATCGACCGATTTACTTGCTGGGAGGCCATCTTCGCCGAGGATGATCGCCCATGCATGACCCGCGACCTTTCGACTGTAAGCAAGCTCTTTGCGGCTGCAGACGAGATGGTCGCTTATTCCCGGAGGCAGGCAGCATGAGCTCCCTCGACCGCCATAATCGCAACCTACGACCGATCCTCGCCCTGATCCTGACGGAGGATGGCAAGCTTGTGCCGGAAGCCGAGGCAATGGCCCTGCTCGAAACGGTGGTGACCGGAGTGATGAAGGCACACCGCCCTCACCCGCGCCACGCCGCGGAATATCTGGACCTTATGACGCTCAACGTGATCGAGCGCCTGATGGAACTGGGAAAGCAGGGCGAGTGAACGCGCCCGCCGCCATCCCTCTCGATCGCAGCGCACTGCCTGACTGGCCGCGCCTGATGCGCGAGACGATGGCGGCCGCCTATCTTGGCATCAGCAAGTCGATGCTCCGTGATCACGGTCCAGCCTCGAAGCACATTGGCCGTTGCGCCGTCTGGGATCGCCGCGATCTCGATCGCTGGGCCGATGCCCTGGGCACCAATGAGACGGACCCGCAGCCGCTTGACCATGCGCAGCGCGAGGCAGAAAGTGAATCGGTTGCCGATCGTGTCCGGAGACGCCTTGCAAATGGTCCGAACTGACCTTCCCTATTGCTACTGCAGCCGGAAGAAGCTGGCATCAGGCAAGTACAAGGAATACTGGCGCTTTCGCCGCGATGGACGCGACACGCCTCTGCCTGGCTCGCCGGGTGATCCCCACTTCCATGCCCGCTATGCAGAGCTGGTCCATGCCGCACAGGAAGCGGCTGACGCCGAGAGCGCCCGCCAGGCCGACCGCAACAGCTTCGAATTCCTCTGCAGCAGCTACCTCAACAGCGCAGAGTTCAACGCGCTCGCTGATGTCACGCAGAAGGACTACCGGTTCACGATCGAGCAGCGCCTGATCCCCATCCTCGGCCCCGAGCGCTTCGACTGCATCGACCGCGCCAGCGTGAAAGCCGTGCGCGACAGTCTCGCCTCGCAGCCCCGCACCGCACACAAGATCAAGCAGATGGTCGGGAGGCTTTACAGCTGGGCGGAAGAAGAGGATCTCCTGCCGGCCGACTTCCGCAATCCGGCCACCGGCATCCGCAAGCTGAAATCCAAGGTTGTGCCGATCCAGGTATGGTCGGCCGAAGAGATCGCGCACTTCCTCGCGAACTGCGAACCCTTCATGAAGACGCCGGTCCTACTCGCGCTCTATACCGGCCAGCGCCGCGAAGATCTGGTGCAGATGGAATGGAACGATGTCATGGGCAACGTCGTTCGCGTCCGCCAGAACAAGACTGGTGAGCCGCTCGATCTCCCGTGCCACCCCGAGCTGGCCAAGCACCTGAAGAAGATCCGCACCCCCTTCGGCGGCGCCATCATCCGCACCCAGGACGGCAAGCCGATGAACGCCGGCATGCTGTCATCGGCCATGAACCGTGCGGTGGCAAAGATCGACGGGATGCCGCACCGGACTCTCCACGGACTTCGATATGCAAGTGCGGCACAATTGGAAGCAGCTGGATGCACCGTTGTCCAGATCACCAGCGTGATCGGTCACCGGACCTACCAGATGGCGATCAAGTACGCCCGTCAGCGTAGAGACGCCGAGGCAGCGATGCGCAAACTTGAAGCGAGTGCGTGAGGTGCCAGTCCTTGCCCTGATCGGCGATGATTTAAATCTCTAAAAGAAAATCATCGGTGAGTTTTAATTACGGAGGGCTGCACTACTACGTGCACTCGCCTGTCCCTTCGCTTCTGAGCAGAGACCCACTCAAATTCTACTAGAGTAATCGCCTCACCCAATCGGCTCTCTGATTTGACGTGCTCAACCGCCAGATGCACCTTACTTAATTTCCGGAACCTATTGCGCTGCCCGATAGGGATGCGTGGCGCGACAGCTTTGAAATCACCATCGTGTGTTAGTAGAATAGCATCGCTATCTTGAGCTGCTTTGGCGACGATTGGATCTGGCGTATCCGTAGGAAGGACATCACGCAGCCGAATAACCGTATGCCCACGCCCTTCCAAAAGTTTGCAAGCAGATTCCGGCACGCAATGGTCCGCGAAGAACTTCAATGATGGCTGCTCGCTCAGGCTGCGTCCTTCATGTTCCGCCGGATCGAACCAACATCAAACTTGGTAAGCGTAGGATATTCCACGAGGATAGCTTCATCCGAGTAGCCAGCCCTGATGAAACTCTCGACCGCTGAAACCGGAATTCTCGTACCCGCCAAAACCGGCGCATTGTGGGCAACAAATCTATGCCGCTCAACAACGCCAAGTTGATCTTGCTTCCTCTCCCGCAGACCGTCCGCTTTTCGCGCCACTTCCTCTGCGATCGTGGGCAATTCGATATGTCGGCCAAGATATTGCCCATGCCGATCGCGCGGAAGTGTATCAAGATCCCACACTACCTTCCGCTTCCACACGGCTAGCTGCGCCTCTGACCATGGCCGCTTCACCCGCTTAGCGAGCTCTGGGTAAGTCTTACGCAGTTCTGCGAGAGAGATATGATGGGTATCGGTTAAGATCGCCAGTGTGCGTAAGCCGACAAGATCGTTGAAGGAATACGCCCTGCTGTAAGGGTTCCCCCTGTCTTCCTCATCAGCATACTCAGGGGAAAAGAACCCTTCCCGGTCCCATCGAGTAAGTCGCGCCATCGACAGTCCCGTGACCCGAGAAGCATGCTCGACGCTAAAGGCAGCAAGGACAGTGCGCTCATTATGCGTCATGTTCTGGCCTCCCTTTCTGCGCACGCTCCTATAGCCGGCGATATGCCGACACAACCAGATTTGTAAACTCATCCAGATGGATAGTTTCTTAATGCCAAATATGTATCTTAAAATCAGCTCGTTAGAAGAGGACAT